AAAAAATATTGAAAAAAATAATTGAGTATAATTTGAAAAAAATTCTCCAACTGCCATAGCTGATGGTGTTGGTGTAGTTAATGCAGAATTAGTTGCTGTAGGAGTGATTGCTAATTGAGAGAAGCTAGTATTTATAACTTTTTCATATTGACTTTTAGCATATAGTCTTTTGCTTAAATTTACTGTTTCCATTATCCGTTAATTATTTTAAAGAAATAATCATTATCTAATACTAATGTACTTCCATCTACTGTGGTTTGAATTAATATTTTATAGTATCTTTCTGGTTGTAATCCAGCCATATATAATGTAAATAAACTACTTGTAGCATCCATACTTAATTTAGTATATGTTTGATCAAATTCTACTACATATTCATTAGTATCTAAATCTTTAATAGCATAATAAGATGCTGTTGGTAAATAATAGTTTTGAGTATAATATGAAGCAGTAGCAAATACTCTATCTGGGTATTCTGGTCTTGAGTATACTCTAAATTGATTTATACTTCCTGAATAAAAATACCCTGGATTGTCTCCTAAAGTTACTACCATAGGATTTTTTCTAATTGTTGGTAATGTAGAAGATCCAGTATTAAATGTAGCGTCTACCCATTTAAATTCTAAACATGGGGGATAAATTGTATGAGTGTCAATTGAAAAATACTTCATTTTAGGTTGAGTATTTTCGTTATCTATAAATTCATTTTTTTGTTTTATAATAAATCCATTATTTGGGATAGAACTACTATACCATTGAGTTACAATTGGTGTAGTATTAAGAATAATATCTTTATCTGTATAATATCCAAATGTAGCAGATGAAGATGATGCTATATACCAAGTACCTCCTCCTGGTGAAACTGAAGACGAATAAGATCCTGTTGATCCTGCTGCATACGAACTAGTAGTCCATTGAGTTCCTCCTTGATAATTTCTCCATATCCAACTAGCACCATTTTGGGTTTCAGGAACGTTTGCAAATCTTCCTGTACCCATATCCCAAGATTGAGATACAGCAAATGTATCTATAGTTGTATCTGTATTTAAAGCAGTAACATTAGCTACTAAACATTTTAAGTTAGATTGCCATTGTGAACCTGATGTTTTATTATTTATAACATCTAAAATTTCACTTGAATCAAATTGAATTAAGAAGCGACTTGCTTGAGGAGCAGGTGTTCCTAAGTTTCCTACTTCTAAAGATGCTTCCAATATTTCATCTAATCCTGTATTCATTTCAGGATATATAGAATATAAAGTTGTATCTTTGGTTGGGAAGATTTTATATACTGCCATTGTTTATTTTATTTATAATGATACTACTCTACCTTGAATATCTGTTGAAGGATATTTAACTTCGAAAATCATAGGATCTATTGATGGATAAACTACATTATTTTGGGTTGCACCTGAAATATCATATGCAAATGTTGAATATCCTAAATTTATTCCTACTTTATTTGAAATATCTATTGTTTTAACTGTTTGTACTCCTTCTATTTTATCTAAAAGGATATAAAGTTCTCTTAATATAATTGGTTGGTTTATTTGCCAATTATTAATTGCAAAATATCCTTGTAATGCTGCAATACATTTTGTTAGAATTTCATTACTATTGTAATTTGGAAGAATAATAATATCAAAATTAACCCCTATATTAATTATAAAACCATCTTTAATATTAATAGCATCATTTATCATTCTATATAATGAAAGATAAGTAATTAAATTTTGTTTTAAACCAGATGAGGCGGTGTTTAATTTACCATTAACATCTGTTGTTAAGACATATAAATCTAAAATACCTGCTGCTTCACCAGCTTGTATACTTTGTGCTTTAGTTGGTTCAATATATGCTTTAGATATATTACCATACTTAGCAGGCATGCTTAGTGCTCTTACTAAATAATCATCTTGAGTTACGTTACGTAATTGAGAAGCAAAGTTAGCTGATGAATTTTGTCTAATTTCTTCAATTGTATCTCCATCTCCTCCTCCACTTGCGGCTTGTGGATTAGTAACAGCTAATGAGGTAAATATGTTATTTGCAGTTACAGTATTTAAATTTGAATTTAAAAAAGTAGTTGTACCATTTAATCTAGTTAAACTATTAGCATTTACATTGGATGAAACTCCACCACCTGTTAAATATCTAAATGTTAAAGTAGTATTTGAAGGTGCAATACCATAAGTATCTGTAAATAAGAAATTTGATGGTGCAAATGCAGTTGTTAATTTTGTCTGTTCAAATGGTAAGCCAATACCTATATTATCTGGGTTTGGAGTAATTACTTCATCAGAATCTGATGTTGTACCTGCCCCAAATTGAATTTGTAATGTGTTTGAATTTTTAAAACGAGAAGCAAATCTACGTTGTATTTTCTTTAATTTTAATAGATATGGAGAATCTCCACTATATTGAGATAGATTTGGATCATTAGTATTTGTATTTTTGATTGAATCAAATACCATTTCTTGTCCTAAATAATCTACTTCATACCATATATTTCCTTCACTATCAACACAATCTAAAATACCTACCATATTTGTAGCATTTATTTCAACTGTTGTAAATTTAACTGGTGAGCTGAATGAAAATGTTTTTGTATTAATTGTAGATGATATTGCCTTACGTGTTTTCTTTAATAAGTAATATGTTGGATTTCCACCTGATACTTCATATATGGAAGTTTCAGTAGGATCGTTTGAACTAGATACTGAGAAATCTACAGGATCTGCAATTAAAAATGAAATTCCATCTGTTGTAGTTATAGTAGCATTTCCATTAACAAATAATGTATAATCAAAATCAGGAATATATGTTGAACCAGATATTTTAGCTGGTACTTTTTGATAGAAATCTATATTAGTAATTGCTATTCCTGTTACATTTGGTTTATAACCAAACATATACGCTAATTCAAATAAATTATTTGATTGACGAGCAAATTGTAAGTAGTTTTCTTGTACTTGATTATCTAAATAAAATGATAAAACGTCACCTACATACGCTGCCATTTCCATAAACATCATTCCTGGTGATGTTGGGCTAAAGTCATTATATGTTGTAGGGAAGTATGTTTTAGAATAGTCAATTAGACTAGACCTAAACTCACTAAAATCTTTATTTATGTATTTTATATTTTTATTTACAGCCATTATGTGAATGATATTTGAACTTGATCTGTTATACCAGTATTAATTATACTATATGTTAATTGAACGTTTATTTCATTATTGTCAGGATATTCTAATACATCTAGTTTTTCTATTTTTATATTATTAAAATATTTACTTATTAATGATTGGATATTTTCTTTTAAAAAACTTATATTATCTGAGGATATTTGTTCAAATATAAATGCTCTTAAATTTGCTCCAAATTGATTATTTAAATATCTTTCTGTTTGATTTGTTAAAAAGAAATTTAATAAATTATTTCGTATAGCATCTTGAGTAGTAAATGTTTGAAAAAATACATTTGGAGCATTGAAAGGAATAGCAACACCTACAGCCGTTCCCGGCTTAGTATCAATTGGAAATATTTTCTTTGCTCCGAATGCCATTATTTTTTAATTAAATTCATTATTTGGTCTAAACCAAGTTGTCCGCCAGGTAATGAGCTACCTTCAGACATTGTATTCATTTCACCAGCTACCTTAAAATCGCCTTCAAATCCTGATGGAGTTGGTTGTGACATTTCAGCTAATATATCCATATACGATTGTCTTGGATTAGTAGCAGTGATTAAAGGTTGTGTAGGTACGTTTGAACTATTAAATTTTAATGTTCTATCTGCGCCTACTTGGTAAGATTCGTTTACTGGTTGTTTGTTAGATTTAACTGCTTCCAAAAGAATGTCTTTTAGTTCTTCTTGGATTGCTTCTCTTACGGCAATTTTGATTAAATCTTTTAATTCGTTTTGTTTCATTTGTTATAAATATTAAATTAATCTACTTTTAAATTATTTTTGTCAATTATTAGTTTAAGTTCTGTGAATAATACTTGAGTAGCGTTAGTAAATGATGAAGGTGTTTGTAATAATATAATACCATCTTTATTTTTGGCCACTGCTCTTCTTTTATTTACGGTAGGAGAGAATGGTTCTTCAACAATTTCAAATAAAAAGCCTTGATATATTTCATTTTTATTTGGATCTATTTCTACTTTATTAGCCTCTTGTTCAACGTTAAGTAAATATGGTGATAAAGGTGTTAATTTTTTAGCTTCATCAGTACTTGATGGATCTGCAGTAGCACCACCACACCTTACTAAATAAATATCTATTGCATTTAATAAACTTATGATTTGATTTAAAATTGAATTTACATAATCTAAAGCTGATGTAATAGAGTTAATACCATTTTTTGCTATATTTATTTTATCAGTTACAGGTAATTTAAAATCTTTTATTTTGGTTAAAGCAGTTAATGCTATACCTGCATC